ACTGCTCTTAAGGAAACTAAGCAACATATTTTAAATGGCTCTCTGTCTCTAAGAGGTGCATCAGAACAACTAGAACATCAGACAGGTCGAAAGATATCTTATGTTGGTTTAAAGAAGATGGTGGACAAAGATAAAACAAAGGCACTACTAGATAGGAGTTAGGTAATACATGGTAGGCAGACCTAAAGGTTCAACTGCACCAAGACATTTGTCAATGGAAACAAAGGCAAAGCTTCAAGCAAGAAGAGAACTAAGAGAAAAAGAAAAAGAATTAAAAAAGTTAGAAAAGAAAGTTTCTAAAGCTAGAATAAATTTAGCAGATAAGAAACATGTTCTTAAGAAAGTTGAGTTAGCTGTTGACCCAAAGGAACAACAATCAACAAACAAGAACACAGTCCTAACTGAGTCAGAGTTTGATAAAGCACCTAAGAAAGTTAGAGACTTTATAAACGAAAACAAAGAGTCCATAGTTTTTAAACCTAATAATGGACCTCAAACAGATTTTTTAGCCGCAGGTGAACAAGATGTTCTATATGGCGGTGCAGCAGGAGGTGGTAAATCTTTTGCTATGTTAGTTGACCCTTTAAGATTTATGCATAGGGCAGAACACAGAGCATTACTTCTTCGTAGAAGTATGCCTGAGTTAAGAGAACTAATAGATAAGTCCAGAGAATTATATGTAAAAGCTTTTCCGGGTGCTAAATTCAGAGAAGTAGAAAAAGTATGGAAGTTTCCTTCGGGTGCTACATTGGAGTTTGGATATCTTGATAGAGATGCAGATGTGTATAGATATCAAGGACAATCTTATAGTTGGATTGGTATTGATGAATTAACACAATACCCAACTGAGTTTCCACTTCAATACTTGCAATCACGATTAAGAACAACAGACCCAGAAATAAAAACTTATATCAGGTGTACTGCAAACCCCGGTGGAGTTGGTGGGCATTGGGTAAGAAAAAGATATCTTACTCCTGCTCCTCCTAACGAAGCATTCAA